ACAAGGTCAGGCTCAAAGTTTTCTAGAACTAAGGCTTCACCAGGTTGCATAAGAAAAGTGGACCTGTTTAAAACTAGCCCACCCTCACAGTTAAACGCTGCTGGTTGTACCTGAGAACTATCTGGCATTAATTAACAACTCCAGAGATAAAATTCATAGATGATCCTGGTCTAGTTATAACAGAAGACCTTACATAGTCATACTTATTAATAAGTAGACTTTGCATATTCTTTATACCTTGCTCAAACCTTTCAAAGTTTAATTGATAGTTACCCTGTTCTCCACGATACATATAAACATATGCTGTAGCACCATCTACAATAACTGGTTTAAATCTATCTGGTATAGATGTAGTGTCTCCATGTGCAGACAAATCTGATGGAAATGTATAATAGTCAAATACTAATGTATACTGTTTATCTGGATAAGGATAAAGAATATAATTATTATCTGGACCACGCACAATTTGTCTTGGTACTCCCCCACCTTCAAACTGTGTTACCGTAACTCCACTAGCATGTATAGCAGCAGTTGTACTATTTGCACCTCTAGTGCATCCTGTAATATCATTACCTGTTATACCTGTGTATGTAACCTCTTCCCCACCAATATAAACTTTACCAGAAGAATCAAACCCTGTTGTAGATGTAAGGGTAAGAGTTGTTACAGAAGCAGAGTGAGAACCATTAAGAGTTGTACTAGCTATATCATCCTCTTCATTAGCATAGTCATTGTCAATATATTCATAGTAATTTAAGTTACTAAGATTACCACCTGTTGCATTTACAGTTGTATCTTTCTTAATCCTAGCTGTACTGTAGTCTAAAGACTTTGTATCTGTTGGTACACTGTATCTAGCTACACCTGGAGTTAGTGTCGAACTGTTACTAGAATGGTTAAAAGAATAACCAAACTCTCTTTGGTTAATAAATCTTATAGCATCATTAACTGCATTTTGACACTGTATTTGAATACCCCTAGCTGCACTAAAGTTACTAGAGGTAAGCACCACTTCATTCATTCTTGTTATAACATCATTTGTTAATGTTAAAAAGGTAAGTGCCATTATAATTCCTTTAGATAAGCTAAAGGGGCCAGCTTCAGCCAGCCCCTAAAGTTATTATGCAAGTAGATCACGATCCACTTCATTAGCAGAGCCTGACTGTGATACTTCGTCCATAAGGACGCACACCGCAAATACACGGATAATACCACCAGTAATAGTTCCACTAGATGCCTGAATCTCTACATCAAGAGTATCTGCTGATGCAGTAAATGCTGGTACATTAGCAACAACACCACTTGATAAACCTGCAGGTGGAGTAATATCTCCTACTGAAGCCCCATCTAAGTCGAATGACGCAGCAAATAAATCTACGTCTGTTCCTGTAATACCAACGTGAATAGCAGAGTCAGTAGTAGTACCTGTCATAGCAGTGACAACTTTGAAACCTGCGTACAGGATCATAGTGTTTGCAGGAACAGCAATAGCTTCAATGATGTCATTAGCCGCTAAAGCAGTACCACCGTTTTGTAGGATTGCATCTGCAAGATCAATATCATTTTGCAGAGTTACCAAGCTGCCACGAAGCTGCTTGTTACCTGTACCGCCATTATTGGAAGTAGAGGCTGAGTTTGTGCTCATTTCAATAGTAGCCATAATTCAATCCCCCCTTACGCTGCGTTATACTTGGCAGTTACGATAGCTTCTGGACGAAGAATCTTTCTGCCGTATAGATGCATACCACGAACAATGTCAGCAAAGCTGTCAGGGTCACGATATGTTTCAGTCTTGCTGATCTGCTCTGCAGTTGCTACAGCAGAATCATGTCCAGCAACAATCACACCAAAATTAGTATTCTGGTTGGCTGTTCCTGATGTACCTGGCCCATCACCTACTGCTGGTAGGTTTGAAGATGAGTACAAACGGAACCCATGAAAGTTGTTGATAACAAGACCATTACGAAGTCCACCAGACTCACCGTAATCTCCATTCATGAAGCGACTGTCCTCATCAGAAAGTATCTCCATAAATACAGGGTCGATTACCAGCCATCTTCCTTGTGTATCAACTTGCTGTTGATCAAGCAAGCGTTTCATACGAGCAACAATCATCGCAGGTGAAACAGTTGCAGTTGGTAGTGAGGTTGCACCTGGCATACGAGCAGTTACTGGAATCGAATGATCACCAGCAGATGCTGTTGTTATGTTACCAAATGAACTCTTGATCAGTTTCATGCTTGAAAGCAATTCATCTGATCCTGCAGTTAAAACAGCCTTTGTACCATTTACAGTAGTGTTGGCTGTGTCTGCTTTTGCGTGTAGAGCAGACTGTTTGAAACCTGATAGATAACCAAGAACTTCTTGGTCATACTGATCAGCCAAACGGTAAGCTGCACGATCTGTTGCTAAGTCCATGAAATTGACATGTGAGTGTGCTTCTTCAATATCGTCCATCTTAAAAGCATAGTAGTTACTTTTATCAATAACGAGTGAAAAGTCCTCATCGTCAAGGTCTTGTGCTGTAACAGTCGTACCCCTTGCGTAAGCTTGGACTGAAATTTCAGGTTCTTTGATAATGCGAACTGTATCACCTTGGGCAGCAATCTCCCCGAAATAATCACTGTTCGTAATATCCCCTACGGTAGCAGCTTTGCGAAAGGCAAGCTGTACCTTTTTGGAATAGATTACAGGACTAAAATTACCGTTAGGTAAATTCCCATAACCCGATGCGGTTGTAAAAGCCATGATAAAATCCTCCTGATATTTGGCTTTGTGACAAAGCTAACACTCAAAAGAGGCTGTACGTTTTCTAGGGTGCAATAGTATTTAGTTGGCCTACCTCATACTATTGGGCCTGTACTTGGACAGGTAGTTCTTAATAGTTTAGACTTTTGGAAGTTGAGATTACACAAAAGGTAGTCATAAGAGGCTTTTGTGCTTATCCCTAGTTATACTGTTGTTTTATTGTTTGTCAACAGTTTATCTGGCATTACCAGATATATCGTAGATAAATTTACCAGAACGTATTGCTTTGTTAATTTCATCTGACCTTTCTTCAAACTCTTTAGTAGACATTTTAGCTACTTGAGATTCTGATATTGAGTCACTTACACCCTCTGTATCTACCTGTGTCTTACTACGTTTAGTAACAGTAGAGGCTGCAGCCTTACGTTTGGTTTTCTTATCGTTACTCGTTAGACCTTTATCTATTTTATAAAGATCAATAACACGTACTACAGAAGCTGGATCATCAGAGTTTTCATATAGTGCATCCTTAACCCACTTAGGTTGTTCATCTGCCCAATCGTGAAACTCATCTGACTCTCTAAGTTCATCAAAGTCTGTATGAGTTTCTTTAATCTTAGCTTCTGCTTTTGTTCTAGTTATTTCTGCTTGAGCTTCATCTAACTCTTGTAGACGTATCTCTGCTTTTTTAAACATCTCCTGTGCTTTCTTAGCAGCAATAGTTTCTATTATACCAGCTACATCTGGATGTTCTTTTGCCCAAGACTCTATGTCTTCATCTGACTTAGGTGGTACTAAACCTTGTCTAGTAGTTGTTTTCTTAAGAGCTTCAAACTTTTCTTCCCACTCTTTTTCTTTCTTTTGAGTGTGTCGCCTTAGATCACCATATCGTTTCTTAAACGATCTTTCTTCTGCAGATAACGTCTTCTCTTCATCTTCTGTATCGGCCTCTGCTTCTTCAGTAACTTCTTCTTTTTGTTCTTCTGGTTCTCCAGCTTGTTCAGCCTCAAGGCGTTTGATCTCCTCTTCATCCTCTTCAAGTCGTTTACGTTTTCTTTCGTAATTATAACCTCTGTCTACAAATCCTGCAGTTTTTTTGGTTTCTACTTCTGCTAGTTCAGGCATTGTTATTCTCCTTATGTTGGGGTCAGCCGTAGCTGAGTAGCCTTATTTGCCTTTAGTCTTTCTCATTAATCCACCTTTATTTATTCCTTGAACAATCATTTTTTCTTTATCTGATGGCTCTGGAGAGCTACCACTAGGTCTAGTTGGTCTTCCTGGTTCTGCATATGGATCATCTTTAGGTTTAGTATAACTAGGTGATGGAGTAGGTGTTGTAATACCTTTAGGTCTAGTTGGTGGTCTAAAAGTAGGTGATATAACACCACCACTACCATTATCTCTATCCTCATCATCTGTGGGTTTAGGTTTAGGTGTTACTTTTGGCTTTGCTAATAATTTCCATTCTTCAGGAGTTTTAGTTTTATAAAATGATTGAGCCATGTTATCAGTTACAAAATCTGAAAATACACCACCAAGAAGACCACTAGATTTTTTTCTTAAATCTGTTATCATTTCATCATATTCAGTAAAGTCTGTTATCCCTTGAGCTTCAGCTATTAATTTAGAGGCTTTTACATTAGCCAAACTATTCATTACTGGTGAAGTACTAAGAAGGTCTCCTATTACAGCACCTGGGAATCCTGCTACCGCAAAACCTAAACCTTTTGCTAATCTGCCTTTAAAACCAGGATTTTCTACATTTTGAACCATACTTTTTGCATAAGCTAATGGATCACTCCAATCTACTTCTTTACCCCAATTTTTTAAACCTTCATTTTCTGTATCTTTAAACGGAGATCGTGGATTACGAGGATCATCATCTTTAGGTGTTACAGGTTTTGTAGCAGTATACCCTTGAGATATATATTTATTATATTCTTCTGAGGGAAGAATAACAGATACTTCTTCACCATTAGGTCCATAAAGAGTTACTTTGTTTTCAACCTTTGCAGCTTCTGCAACTTCTGCAGCAGCAGCTTTTGCAGCTTGTTGTGCAGGAGATTCACTAAAAGAACCACTTTTAGGACTAGCTGTAGTTATAGCTTTTGTCATAGCATCAGGATTATTAGGATCATAATAGTTAGTGCTAAAACTACCTGATACATCAGGACCATTAGATGCACCCATAACCATTGGTTGTTTATACATAGTTCTTTGTTGTTGATAAGGGTCAGCAGGTTGATCTATAAAACCACCTATGTTCATCATCATAGATTGTAACTCAGCCATTTCTTCTGGGTTAAGATCAGAAGCTACAGGTCCACCAACAGGAACAGGCTCACCACCTATTCTACCATTGGCTTCCATTTGTTGCAGTCCTCTTTTAGCATTGTTTCTTATATCTTCAAAATGTTTTACTCCGTAGTATCTAACTACATCAGCAGGAACCACATACTCACCTTCAGATAGTTGTGCAGGTATATCATCTCTTACTTCTTTAGCCATAGAACCATCAGGTATTGGATTACCACTTATAGGGTCTTGCTTCATACCATCATCTTTTAAACCACCTTGTTGCATAAAGGCCATCTCCATTTGTTTATCCATTTATTTTTTCCCTTAATCTTGCTAAAGAACGTAAGGCACGTATCTCACCCTGTAGCCTGAACATTTCATCAGGCTCTCTAGTTTGTTCTAGTGATATTTGAGCAAACATAATCCTTTCATCTATCTCTACTAAAAATGTATTATACATTTCTGGATTATTAACAAACGGTTTAAGATTGTTATTTATGACTAGCTTCATTGTACAGTTTGTCCAGTGTTACCTGAGAAGCCCTGTTCTCCTGGCTGGGGTGCGGTTCCAGTTCCTATAGTACCCCCTCCACTGCCTTGCGTATCCTGCACCTGAACGCCAGCAGGGGGAGTCTGAGGCACACCTGGTGCTGGCTCTGGTGGGTTCTGAGCTTGGAACTCTTTGAGTATTTCTGCCTGTACTGCAGCTTGTGCCATATTATTACCAACCTTGTCTGGATCAAGGTCCATAGACTTAGCAATCTCACGAACAATGTAATCCATTCTAGCAAAGGGTGCTAGTGCAGGGTTCTGCACAACTTGCAAGAACTGCATTAGTCTTTGACTACGTACCTCATTAGCCATCAGGCTTTCTGTACCACGAGCCTTAACTTCTAGATCACCTCTTTCATC